CGTCCTTGAAAATGCGAAGGTGCTGATTATGGACGAGCCTTCCACGGTGCTGAATCCGCCGGAGGTGGAAAATCTTATTTAGGAAGCTGCTGGCTTGTTAGTAGCTGTATGAGATTTCCAGATATACGTGCCGTTGTAGCTCGTAAAACCTTAAAGAGCTTGAAAGGTTCTACTTGGAATACCATAAAGAAAGTATGTAAGGAATGGGGGCTAAAAGAAGGGGTGAATTACAAAATAAACAATCTGGATGGGATATTGACATTTTGGAATGATTCAGTCATCATCATGCAAGAAATGGTTGACTTACCTTCAGATCCAAACTTTGAACGTTTCGGGTCTTCAGAATATACTATTGCATTCATAGATGAGGTATCAGAGATTTCAGAAAGAGCTATTGAGGTATTATTTTCTCGTCTTCGTTGGCGCACAGCAGAAACATTTAAAACTGCTAGAATGATGATGTCAACCAACCCTTGCATCAATTGGGTACGTTCGCGTTTTGTTCAAGACGATGAAGGAAATCCTGTATTATGCAAAGAAGGCGAAGCATACGTACCATTCTCTGTTTTTGATAATCCGGATATTCAGTTTGTACAGACCTATGTTGCAGCATTAAACAAAATTACAGATCGAGCAACACGAGAAAGGCTTTTATATGGGAACTGGGATTTTGTTGATTCAAACCTTATGGCTGCATATTGGAATTTTGATGGCGAAAAACATCTTATTGAACGGTTACGGGAAAAAGTTTATGATCCGATGAAGCCAATCATATCAGGATGGGACTTTAATGTCGCTCCATATATGAGTGAGATGGAGTTGCAGATTAATTATGAAAAGAAAGAAATATATCTGCTGGAAGAAAACTTAGGTAAACCAGAGAACAAAGAAAACAATACCCCCAAATTATCTCAAAAAATAAGAGACAAACACCTCCAGAATCAGCATATAGGCGGAATAATTATAACAGGAGACCCAGCAGGATTAGCACGTAGCACGCAAACAGAAGAAGGTGTCAACAACTATACTATTATAGTGGACAATATGAAAAACAATGTACTAAGGCCACGTATAAAATTGCTTCAGAAGCAGCCGCCACAAAGTACCCGGTTGGAGTTTGTCAACGCTATATTAAACGGGTTTGACGGTTGGAAATTCATGGCAGACCTACGGTGTCGTAAATTTACTGAAGATATGATATATCAGCAGAAGAACTCTGACGGCACCAAATCCAAGAAAAAAGTATTAAACCCCAAAACCGGTGGAAAAGAAGAAAAATATGGGCACTTATCGGACATCTTGGATTATGTATTAGTATTGTTTCTCTGTGACTCATGGAGACGGTTCCAAAATCAAAAGACAACAATTGAAACATATACAGCACCAGTCTATAACACTTTTGAATATTAATTATGTATAGAAGGTTTTTAAACAAAAATGATTATCTGGGTATCATTACGGAGGATGCTTTATCGCAGCTTACCCGTGGGAAAAATATTTGTTTTGTGCAGGCAGAACAAGCCGCTGAAGCATCTATTATGGATTACCTTACTGAAAATTATGAAATTGAACGCGAACTAAATCGAGGTAAATTCATCTTTGAATATGATCGAAGAATCAGTTATCCTATAGGATGTCATTTTTACCTTGACGGGAAAATATGCGAGGTAATTCAAGCTATCAATGGCTACAAAGCTCCTTGTCCTATATCTTATTGGCACGAAACAGAAGAGATACTTGACCTGAAAAAAATAGAACAATACAGCCAGATGAAAAACTATCGTCCCGGAGATGTGACAAAGTTCTTAGGACGGACATATATATGTGACATCGCCAATGGCATAGACTTCAACGATATTCGTATTCCGGAAGTTAATGCCTGGGAAATGGTTGATACATACAAGTGGGACACTGTTCCATACAATGAATGGGAAGTTGTAGAATATGAAGGCAAATTCTTCACCTTGCTAACAATGGATAATTATGACTGTCTGGTCAATCCAATGGAGTCTGACTGCTGGGGGATGATTGGAGAATATGATCCTTCACTCAATTCTTATGAGTTGTCAGAACACGAATATGTAGAATATAAAGGAAAAATTTATTATCCTATAATCAATCCCAATGCTGATGTACCGGAACTGGAAAGGAATATCAGATACCATGACCCAAGAAACTATAACTTGAAACGTCACATGGTTCAACTGTCATTATACGAGTTGCACAAACTGATTTCTCCTAACAATATCAGTACTGTACGAATAGATGACTACGACCATTCTATGCAATGGCTAAAAGACGCTTCCAGGCTAAAATTAAATCCTCAAATTCCGAGAAAAATTGATAACAAGAAAGAGCCTCTTACAGACTGGCAGATGGCAACCTTTCAAACATCTTATGACCCATATCAAAACCCTTGGCATGTATGAAATGGTTTTAATATGATAGCATCATCTCAAAATTAAAAATTAACCTCAAAAATTACATGGATCTTCTAAAAAGAATTAGGCAGAAAATAGATGAATTCTGCTTTAACCACATGAGAATGGACGGTGCCCAGCATCTGATTGCCGGTATCTTGATTTATGATGTACTCAAATACCTTATACCTGTTTGGAGTGCCATACTAATCACTCTGATTATACTTGTCGCCAAAGAAGTTGTTTTAGACAAATGGATAAGGAAAGGAGTAGCTGATTGGCATGATATAATCTGGGGAGTCATAGGACTTCTGTTAGGAGTGCTGTAATTTAAAAAGGTCTGCCATTAGACAGACCTTTAACAGTTCCTTTTAGAGTGCAGTATGAAAATCGTAATCTACATGTGCACTGGATTTCCACTACAAAAATACAACTTTTTTCTTGATAACCAAACTATATATCAATCTTTTTATATATCTTCAATATTGAATCCTGAATTATTAAAGATAATTGTCTTTACACTTGGGTATGGCACTCTATCAAAAGCTCTAAGTAACTCTGCTTGCATCTCTTTTACCCTATTAGATGATATTCTTCCAAGAAAATATTTAAAAACAGAATATATCCCAAACAAACTATTCTTTTGGTTTCCTAAATATCCTAATGGACCATCACTAATCGCTTCATCTAAATTTAAGTCAAATAGAACTTTACCATGAGCACAATAATTACGTAACTTTCTTACTACATTGATATAATTAGAAAATTGAGAAGGGTGGCTCATACCATATACATTAGAAATTTCACACAGTAATTTGGGGTTCTTCAAATTTTCATACAACTTTATAATCGTTCCAAAAGACATGAATTCCAATGCTTTCCATGCCGGTGGATTAGAACGTCCTTTGTGTTCACTCTTATCAGTTTTAATAAGAGATTCTTTTGCCATATCAATTAATGCTTTTTGATATTCAGGACTTAATATGGCCTCTTTTTTAATTACAGATTCATCTACATACCAATACGGATTATTTTTATAAGTATTAGATACATAATACACAATCGTAGTACGGAAGTTTATTTCTATACGACTTATATACTTTAAAAATATATTTCTTAAATCAAAGTCAAAATAATACAATTTGATGGCATAATCAAATTTAGTATTATCTTTAAAGTTGTGATCCCTTTTTACTTTTCGAGGATATGACTTTTCAAAAGGAAACCAATAAAAGCCAAGGCGAAAATATCCAATATCAAGCAAACATTCTGCTGCTTTTTTCTCATCTTCAATTTCCATACCTCTATTTTTTAATAGAACTATTTGCTCTTCAATAGTAGTTGCTGTTCCGGCCATATAATATTTTGTCACATTAAGTTTATACGATTACAGCATTCTATTCAAGAATGATAATCTTGATTAATAGATACAAAGGTATAACTTTTTATTCACAACTTTAATATTGAAATACATATTTTTATAATAAGCCCCGGTCACTTAGGGTGAATACCATGTGTCAAAACAGTAATCTGGGCTTTTACCTATTTTGGTAAGTCATAAATGACACACAGTGCAAAGTAACCGAGGCATATATTTTTATCTATTCGTCATATTGACGAAGTTCATCAAGTCTTGCTCCTTTATCAATACTCTACCGGCTGGCTTGGTGTACGGTATTCTTCCTTCAGCCAAGTATCGTTGAGCTGTTCTGTAAGATATACGAAGAAAATCAGCTGCTTCTCTTACAGTGACAAGTTTCATCTTCATACAATATTATTAAGTCGTTCAAACTCTTTGTCTACTTCAGCCTGGTATATATGCGCATATAGCTGCGTGGTCTGGATATTCGTATGTCCAAGCATTTTGCTAATAACCTCAATCCTCACCCCATTGGCTAATGCAACAGTAGTGGCAAAGGTATGCCGGGCAACGTGACTCGTCAGCTTCTTCTTTATTTCACAGAACGCCCCCAGAATTTTTAAATATGAATTGTACTTCTGGTTAGATATAACAGGCAACTTAAACTCATACTTCTTTAATATATTCATGACTTTATCCATGAGTGATATATTATAAGGAGTTCCGGTTTTTATTCTCTCATCTCGTATTCTATACATTCCGTCTGTCATTATAGCATCTTTGAAGTTGAAAATTGCCAAATCAGCATACGCCAAACCAGTATAGCAACAAAACAGGAAAAGATCTCTTACACGATTCAGACACATATCGTCAATCTGTTTAGCTTCGAGTTTAACCAGTTCTTCTTTCGTCAAAAACCTTCTTGCTACACGTTTGCCGCGATCTAATTTGAAATTCTGATATGGATTCTCTGAAATCAAATGAGCCGCGTATGCCTCTCTTACAAATACTTTCAGTATCTTGTGGTAATTATATACCGAAGACTGACATTTGCATCGTTTTTTGGCGAATTCATCGTATGCTCTG